GGATGTGACATTGTCTCTGGCAGCCGGCGAGGCGGATATAACCACACGCGCAAACTCCGGCTGGCGGGCCACAGCGCCGACGCTTCGCGAGTGTTCCTGTGAGTTCGATATGGTGTGGCGGCCAGGAGACGCAGGATTTGAGGCGATAAAGACCGCATTCCTAAGCGCTGGGACTGTTGCGCTTGCGGTATTGACCGGCGCACATGACTCGGTCGGCGCAGAAGGACCTGTGGGTAACTGGTCGATCACGAACTTCTCGAGGAATGAAGCGCTCGAGGAAGCCGTCACCGTAAGCGTGACCGCTAAACTTGCCGCGTTCGGTCAGTGGTACGAATCATCGGCGGCATAGGGACTGACGATTGTCGACTGACGATGGACAAAGCGATCAATCGTCCCTCGTCAATAACATTATAAACAGGAGATAGCAAATATGAAGACGTTTAACGATGCTGCCGGCCGCACATGGACCATCGCCCTTAATCTCGGTACGGCCATGCATGTGAAAGATAAACTCGCGATTGATTTGCTTCGGCCCGAAGATGGCAACCCGCCGCTTTTAACCAAGCTGGGCACCGATGAAATCCTTCTCGGCGAAGTACTCTGTGCATTACTCGAGCCGCAGTTTGAAAAGCACAAGGTCACCGCTGCCGATGTCCGGACGGCATTTGACGGGGCGACGCTGCTTGCCGCACAGACGGCGTTTTATGAGGAACTGGCGGATTTTTTCCAGTGCAGGGGCCGAAGCGACCGCGCCAAGGCGATTTTGGCCCAGATGAGACTGATTGTTCAGGCGACAGCGGCCATCGAACAAAGAATCGAAGCGATGGACCTGGCTGCGATGATCGATGGAGCACTATCTGGCAGATTGCAGGAACCCTCGGCGTTGACCCAAGACACATGACGCTTCGACAGCTTCTCTGGATGGCCGAAGGCCATCATAAGGACAGATGGCAGCATACATCATCGGTGATGGCTCTGATTGCCAATGTCAATCGCGACCCCAAGAAAAACAGGCCCTTTAAGCCTGCTGACTTTAACCCGTATCTCAAGAAGACATCCCGGCCGGATGTGATTGTTGTCACGAAGGAAAACATATCCATTTTACGAAACGCCTTTTTAGGGAGAGCAAGCAATGAAAAGTGATGTATTTCATGCAGCAACGAATTGGATCGATCACAATCGATATACGGTCCTATCGATGGTCCTATTTATCCTGATGATGGGAGCAGTGGTCGCGATGACCGGATGCGAGTCGACGACGGCGGGACTTGTTGCGCCAGCCGATGGCGCACGGCCGGCAAAAGTCGACCGCAGCGAGTTCCAGCGTCAGGCGCTCATCACGGAAAAAGACTTTGCCGTTCGCCGGATTGAACTGGACAGCCAGAGCGCCGCATTCAATGAGGAAGTCAAGTCCTTTAACGAGCAGGTCCAGGCAGGACTCGATGACCTTCAGAAGCAGGATGAATTCAAGCAGGAGCTTCTGGATACGGTCGGTGTGATGATCACAAGCGCGGCAGACGGGACGTTTAATCCCGCTTCTCTTGTCCCGATTGGAATCGGTCTGTTGGGCGGAGCGCTGGGGCTTGGGACCTCTGCGGATAACCGGCGTAAGGACAGGCTCATTACCGATCTGAAAACGGCGGCTTAGTATTGCCATGATCCGTGTTGACACAGTTCCGGTATCCGAAGCCAAGGCCCTTTGTCGTCGTTATCACTACAGTGATGTATTTCCACCACATTGTATGACCTCGCTGGGCTTTTATGACAAAGAAGGTCTTGGCGGAGTAGCCATCTGGGGATGGGGTGTGCGGCCCAGGCACACCATCCAGCTTCTGTTCCCATCCCTCGATACGCCGGACTATTGGGAACTGTGTCGGCTGTGCTGCCGCGACGATTTACCGCGCAATACCGAAAGTCAGCTTCTGGCCGGCTGTGCCGACTGGTTCAGGAAGAATCAGCCGCAGCGCAAGGTCCTTTATACCTGGGCAGACGGCATCCGGGGTAAACCCGGATACGTCTACCAGGGCGCAAACTGGCTCTATGGCGGATACATCAATACCGAAATCTATCTGACCGAGAACCATGAACCGGTCCATCCTCGTCTGATGATCACCCGCTTTGGCAGCCGCAGCAAGGCAGTCTGGACCGGCATGGGACTAAAACGTATTCGCGGAAAACAATTCAGGTATTGTCATTTTCTATGCGGTCATAAGCAGCGAAAACAGCTACTCAAGGAAAGTCCGGTTCACTGGACCAAACGCTATCCCAAGCATGATGATTTAATCTGGCACATCGATGCGGGCGAGGGGTCAAGAGAGACCCGCGATCCACCCAGGATCGAGAGGTCGGGGCAGTTCCGGCAGTCCGCTTTTAAGAGCTTTGAGCCTCCAGCTTCCAGCGACCAGCTATTACTTTTTGCCGGAAGCTGATAGCTGGAAGCCGGCAGCTAACCAATCGGGATTTCTAATGGCAAATACCAATGCAATTCGAGCCGGCAGAGCGTTTGTAGAGCTCTTTGCCGACGACACTAAGCTGGTGCGGGGCCTGCGTGCGGCCGAACGTAAGCTCCGCGCATTTGGCGATGGGATTCGCACGCTAGGGCTGAAGGTCATGGCACTGGGTGCGGGTATGATGGCGCCTCTGATCGCTTCGGCCAAGGCGTTTAGCGTCATGGGCGATTCTGTGGCCAAGATGGCCAAACGTACGGGCCTGTCGGTTGCGACCGTCAGCGAACTGGGCTATGCCGCCGGCCAGAGCGGTATCGAGATGTCGGCCCTTGAAAACGGCATTCGCCGCATGCAGCGGAGTATCTATGATGCAGATCGCGGACTAAGTACGGCCGTTGATTCCCTGACCGATCTGGGGCTTGCCTACAAGGATTTAAAAGACCTCTCGCCGGAAGAACAGTTCAAACTCATCGCCGAGCGGCTAAGCAAGATTGAAGACCCAACCCGCCGGGCGGCGATTGCCATGACGCTGTTGGGCAGGTCCGGCACGGCGCTACTTCCGATGTTTGAACAGGGCGCAGCCGGACTTAATGCCCTCCAGGAAGAGGCCCGAAGGCTCGGCCTGACGATGAATGCCGAAGACGCCAAGGCCGCAGAGATCTTCGGCGATACGCTCGACCGTCTCTGGTCGGTTGTCAAAATGACGACATTTCAGATCGGCGCAGCCCTTGCGCCGGCACTGCAGAAGATTACGGACATCATCATCGACATCGTTGTCCGAATTAACGTCTGGATACAAGAAAACCGGGCTGTTATTGTAGCCGTTGCTAAACTCATCGCAGCGGCAATCGCAGGTGGTGCGGTTCTTGTCGTACTTGGAACGATTATCAGCGGACTGGGGGCGGCGTTTGGAAAACTTAGTCTGGTTATTACTTCGGTCGGCACAGTATTTAAGCTGCTTGCGGCAGCGATTTCGTTTATTGTCTCGCCGATTGGGCTTGTGATTGCAGCCGTTGTCTCGCTGGGCGCTTACATCGTCTACGCCACCGGCGCAGCCGGCAAGGCAGTCAGCTGGCTGGGCCAGAGGTTCTCGGTACTGAAGGATGATGCAATGGCCGCATACCAGGGGATTGCCGATGCGATGGCGGCGGGAGATATGGCGCTTGCGGCACGCATCCTGTGGCTGACCATCAAGATGGAATGGATGCGCGGCATTAATGTCCTGGAGAAGGCATGGCTATCTTTTCGCAACTTCTTCATCCGGATTGGATACGACGCATTCTATGGGGTAATGGCCGCCGTTCAGACGGTCTGGAATGGTCTTGAGGTCGGCTGGATTGAGACAACGTCTTTTTTTGCCAAGTGCTGGCAGGGGTTTGTGACGTTCTTTGCCAAGAGTTGGGAACATATCAAGGCCGGTGCCCAGAAGGCATGGAACTGGATTAAATCGCTGTTTGATGAATCGTTCGACCTCCAGTCGGAAAATAAGCTCGTTGAGGATCAAAAGCAGCAGGCACTCGGCAAAATCGAGGATGAGGCCAAGCGAAAGACCGCCGAACGCCAGGCCCAGCACCAGCGCCGGCGCGATGAGCAGGCCCAGAAGAATGACCAAATCCTCGAAGAGATTGGACGCCAGCACGCGGAAAAGTACAAAACCCTCGATGACGAATACGATTCCCGTATGGCCGAGAACACCAAGGAACTGGAGACGGCCCGAAAGGAATGGAAGGATTCCCTCCAGCGTGCCAAGGAAAAACGAGCTGAAAAGGAACTCGAAAAACCCGCCTCGATCGAAAAAGCCAACTCCGCCTGGATGGATGTAGGGGATGTGTTGACTGAAGCCGCCAGCAAGATCTCCGTCAGCGGTACATTTAATGCCATGGGCTCCTGGGGACTTGGGACCGGCAATGCCGCAGAACGCACCGCGAAGGCCACAGAGGAAACCGCCCGCAATACCAAGCGGCTTTTGGATGAGGCACGCAATAATGGAGTGGCGTTCACATAGAAAGGCTTGAGGATAAGCTATTGACAATGGACGATGGACGATGGACGAAGTAAATGAATCGTCAATCGTCAATCATCAATCATCAATCAACATCATGGCCATTACCGTTACAGAAAAATTCCAGTCCCGCGATGTGGTCCGGGGGGTCAATCCTTCGGCGCAGCTCAATTTTATTGTGGCCGGGACGGATGACTACGACCAGGCGCTGTCGCAGCTTGCACTCCGCGCACCTGCGGCATTTGACGGTCTGCCGCGACTCAATTACGGGATTGAACCGATTGCCGGCGATCTTTGGCTTGGGTTTACCCGCTACGGCCGACAGAACATCCAGCCGACGGGTGAATCGGTGTATCAGTTCGATACCGGCGGCGGCAGTCAGCACATCACCCAGAGCCTGGCAACCGTCCGGCGGTATTCGCGGCCGGGACATGTCGCTGCTAACTTCATGGGCGCTGTTGGCGTGACCAAAGACTCTGTTGAAGGGGTTGATATCACCGTCCCTGTCTATAAC